ATTTCAACGCCTTTTTTACCGTATGCCTTAACACGTTCAACAACTGTGTCTCGTAAACCTCTAAGCTGCAAGCCAGTTTCTACAGCTTGAGTAAAATCGCAATCTACAATATGAACACCGATAGCGCCAGTGTTTACAATGTTGTCATGAGATCCAGCACCCACGTTAAAAGAAGGAGCATTGGCACTAGGTCCAATCTTTGCCCGCTTAACGTAAATGTTTTTACATGGTGTACCGTCACCCGGTCCAAAGTAAGGGAAACCAGTAGGCGTTCCGCGTTCAATCTGTATAAATTCCGCTGTTGTACGAGTGCCGCCAGTATCAATAAAGCCGTACCCTTCGCAAAACTCAATGTCTGCCGTATCAATCGCACATATTTCCATGCCATGAGAGAAGTTAACATTATAGATTTTAAGGTTACGCAATGTAATGTTTTTCGCATAGCCCATAGCAAAGGCGCTGCCATCATCTGCAATTAAATGCCCTCTGCAGTCCCATTGCCCGCCATCAATCCATATATCACTTTGCCCTGCCATATCCCCAGGCACGCCATTTAAAACCATGCAATCGTTATGATAACGGAGCAGATTCGCGTCTTTATGAACAATCATTTTAAGACCGCTCTTAGCAATCAACGACTTTTCTAAATAATAATCCCCTTTAGGAATGACCACCCATAAACCAACCGGCGTGCATTCGTCTATTGCTTTTTGAATTAGAGAAGCAGCGTTCTTTAATACGCCTTTTTCTACCTTGTAATCAATAACAACGTCTTTATTATTCTGCTTTTTCTTTGTGTCGGAAATCTCTTTTTCTAGCTTTATTTCGTCCTCTTCATCTTCTGTAACGTAAGAAGCTGTTAAGCGGAATGAAGCAATCCCGCTTAACGATTTAACGGAGAAACTTAAAATTGATAAGCCGTTGACTTTAATATCTTTGAACGCGTCAATTTGAAACGTTTGCCCATCAATCGTTAATATGATTGTTGCTGTACTCTGATTCTGAAGCCGTATTTCTTCGCGTGGCTCACCTACAAAAGAATATGCAGTATCATTTGTACTTACAGTTGCGATAAGTTCAGTAACAACATTGCTACCGAAGTATTTATTAGGTGCTGTAATAACCGCCACGATTTCACCCCCTAGAAGATAGTAAAGATGTTATCTATTGTTGTTTGTCCGTCCTCATGCGGTTCTCGTACATCGTTCAAGCGGTTATAGTAGTCACTCAATAAACGCTCTGCGATGTCTTGGTTTTCATCTTGCATACACTTGCCGCCCATGTAGTATGGAATTAAATGATGATATTCCCTATCTACCTCGAAGCTGTAAGAATCCTCTGTTTCCTCTGTAAGCTCTTTTGGATACTTCCAATAGTAAATATCAACCGTTCCTGAATAACCCGCATTAAAGCGAATCTGACCATTCAAAATGCTATAGTTTCCTGTGAACAGTTCTTCATCAAAGAAAACGTATTTCATTTCTCTGTAATCTTCCGGCAATTGAATATACGTGTACTTTTTGTCATCCTGCTTCACTAGCTCAATGGACATAACCGCAGTTACGCCGGAGCGTGCGGAAATGTCCATTTGTGCTTCATGAGCAAAGAAGGGCATACGATTTAGATAGTCGGCGTTTTCTTGCTTTGATATTTGCAATCCGTCTATTGAATACTCTGCCATTAACGCGAGTGCGCGTTTCTTTGCGTCTCCTAGATTCATATTTACACCTCACTACTTGATTACCCCTGCAGCTCTTAATTGGTCCATAAGGGCATTTACTTTGTTTCCTACGTCTGCGGTGGTTGCCGTTGCTGTATTTAAGTTAGCAGGAGCGACAGCCACATCATAAGAAGAACGAGAGCGGAAAGCGCTTGTGTTCTTATTTGATTTCACTTTAAAAGAAGTGAATTTCTCAGTATTAACACGTACTGTTTGATACGCGTTAACTGTTTTTACTGTAGCATTTATTGTCAGGGTTAGGGTATCGCCCGAAATATTGAAAAAGTCCATCGTATCGCGCTGGTTTGCTTCTAGGAATGTGTACGTAATTTCAACCGTTCCCACGCTATCATGAATTTCAGTTACCCAATCATCACCTATTTTGCGTGCTGCTGTTTTGATTACTGGCATCTAAACCACTCCTTTTAAATTATTAAGCTCTTTTATTTCCTAAACGGTACGGCTCGAAAGGTGTTTGTGTTCCTTCTTCGATTTGAATTATATTTTTAATTCCAGCATCTGACGGAGCAATAGGTATTGCGCTGTCATCATTCATTAAAACAATTTTCATAAAAATGCAATTTGCTGGCGTTGTGAAATTGTTGTTTCTAAAAAACGTATTCGGCGTACTAATGAACTGTTTATCTATGTTGTAATAATAAACAACTGTTTTACTGCTGTTGTTTATTATTGATTGTGCGTACATCGTCCCAGGCTTTACAGGTATAAATCCGCTCGTTCTAATAGCTGTTGTGGTGGTGAACTCATTACCTGTTGAACTTATTGAACCTTGCACCCATACAGAAGGGTCTAAATTAACAATGTTCTTCTGCGGATATAACACCGCTGGTTTGTTAGCTGGTACATAAGGAATATTTTCGGTTAAGTCTCCTTTTGCCAACATAGGTGATGCTTTAAGAATTTCATCCACAGGTAAATTAGTGTCATCGCTGCGAGCAACAAGAAACATCGAAGTTCTTATGTTAGAAGCAGTTGTGAAAGTATACCCATCCGTAACCCATCCTGAGTTACTTATTTCGGTTGTTTGCTCTGAAAAGTTTCGCATAAACACACGATAACCGTTTTTTACTTTGACAGTATATTTAGTGTTTGGTGACATATTAACTCTTTCTTTCAGCACTAAACGGTTAGAACCGGCTGTAATATTCCCCGCGCTGTCAACACTCCCTTGAACCCACTTGCTTAAATCGGGATTAATTAAGTTGATCGTAGGATACATTACAGCCCGCTTGTTAACTAATTGGTAAGGCTCGAAATTAGTCGCAATAGAATTTCTTTCAAGCTGCGGCATAGCAATATCAACAATAATGTCTTTTGTTGTTGCTCCACTAGATTTATACAAAGCGAACATATACGATTTATCCGTTGAGATATTCGCGTTTTCAAATTTGATATATTGCCAATCAGGAATATTTTGATTAGCTGAAACTAAACCGGCTGACACTCCGAAGTTGATTTCTCTTAACGTTAAAACTAAAGAAGTGTCGTATTGAATAAAGCGAATCCATAACCCGGCACTATGAATGCCTTTTGTATCGAAGTATTGAAAAATACGTCCGTTCTTATCTGCTTTGTACGTGATTCTGTAAACGTCTTTATCTTGAAATTTTTCACCTGTTTTTACAACAGTTGTATTTAACTCTGTAATCCATAAAGGTGAAGTGTTGATACTTTCAATATCTTTAAGCATGTTCTTTTTCGGTTGCATTACCGCTGATTTAACTAATTCAAATTCGATAGCAAAGAACGAATAATAAGAAGTAGGGTAAATGATCGTTGTTTGACTTAATGTTGTACCGCCTACCCATTCAACGTAATCACCAACGTTAATTGTTGCGCCAGTTACCCGCTTAATAGCTGCAGCATTCGTTTGTTCATATCGACCAATAAAATACTGCTTTCCTGCCTTCAGAACGATGCCACCGAAATCGTAAGAGTAAACACCTGTTCCATAATTTGCATCACGCATAAAGAGCGGATTCCCTACTTTTCCAGTGCCTTCAACCCACTCATAAATAGCAACGTTGAACGAACCAGCGGTTAATGATTCAAATTTCGCTCTTGTTAAACGTACATCTTGCTTAATTTTATACACGTTACCCGAAACAAAGTTATGCGATGTGCCTTGTATATCCGGCGCAATTACATCTTTGCGAACTGCTGCGCGTTTATTCGTTAACTGGAAAGGCTCGAATATATCAGAACCACCTTCTTTTAACATTGGTTTACCAAGCTCATAAACTTCGTTAGGGTTAGCGCCTTTTACATAGCAACGAACCTGACTATTAGCGCCGCTATTGAATGAAACATTTCCAACAGTTACATAAGCTCCGATAACCTTTGTTGCATCTGCACTAAAAACGCCTATATCCATATTAGATGGGCGGTCCATAGAAAACGTGTAATCGGTAAACGGCTTTACATCTACTAACCAATAGCCGTTAGAAGTTGTTGGGTTTGTAGACTTAGCGAGCACTCTATATTCTTCATACATCTGTTGGATAAAAACGCCGTTAGGAACGTAAGAGCTAAACCCTTTGATTAAGTTCTTTTTAGGATAGAGCATTTATAAATCTCCTTTCAAAAAAAGAGAGCGTTTAAGCTCCCTCCGTTG